ACTGTACTCAATTTGATCCATCTTATCTTTGCTGCGTGGGACAGCTGTGAATGTAAAACCCAAACGCTGAGCTCGATGTATTCTTTTTTCGCCCGTGCTCCAGTCAGCGTGGCAAATGTCGTGCGGGGCAAAATGACGAGCGAATACAAGTCCCCTACTCTCTCCAAATTTTTTAACATAGTTAATGTAATGCTCCATCGCTTGCTGATTATTCTCATAATAATGAACGAAAGTTATTTCCCCATTTCTCTTAATATAAAAAAACCAAATTGCAGTCTGATCATTAAATCCTAAGTCCCACGCAGTATAGAGAGGATTTTCAACCGGCAACGGAAAACCTCCAATGCGATTTTCAGAACGCGCTTTTCTCAAATAGTTAGAGAAATAGCTGTTCTCGAGCGCGGAGCTCCAGTCGCAGAAGAATTCCTGCTGGAATTTCTCAATCGACATGGCGCCGGCAGCAGTTTCCAGATCAGAATCGGAGATATATCTTTCTCCCTCAGCTGAAAGGGTTTCTAAGACATCTCTTTTGTCGACATACCAGGACTCATTACCCAGGGCGTGTTGAAACAATCTGTAAGCATGATTATGGCCACGAGGAGTGGTATTTAAGATAATCCAACCTTTGTTTTCTACAGCAGCCGGAGACAAATAGCTAAATGCTAAGGGAGTTTGAAGAGAATACTCACTGAATACCATGCCGACCGGATTCGTACCAACCACGTAGTTGTAGTGGCTAGCTCCTACTATCTGAATAGTCGATCCATTCACTAGGTTGATGCGCATCTCAGTATTATTAATTTTATTTATAATAGTTGGTGCCAAATGATCCAGAAAGGCAACACCCCCGCTATCAATAGCCGTCCACAATGCCTTCCGACCTTGTTTTGCCGTGGGAAAAATATAGAAATAGTTTCCCTTTCGCTGTAGAGCTTTAATTAGCATAATAATCCAGCAGGTCTTGTCTTTACCACTTCTACGATGCCAACTTATGATAGCTCTATTAGTGTTTTTTACGAGCAATTCGTGCATCAAGACAGCTTGATAAGGTCTCGGCTCGAACTTGTACGGCAAATACTCTACATTAAGCGGCATTTTTTCTCTTAGATGTGGTTTTCTTGGCTGGTCGTTCAGCAAGATATCTCAAACCGTCGACAAAACCTTGAGCCCCAACATAGGTGGGCACCAATAGTTCGATCACATTTGTGATATTATGAACTAGAGCGGCAGGCAAATTCAACATATTTGTGACTAGTGTGACTCCGAATCCGAGGATTGTCAGCCATAATTTTCTAGATTTAAGCGGTTTTGGTATACTCATGTTTGTCTCCTAGGTTAAGTATTGAATTGATTCTAGAAGTAGCGTCTTCTAGCGACGTAAATTTTGGATTAGGGGCCCAGTATTTATAGTAGTACTTAATTAGCCCCTCCTCGTCATCGGCTTCTGGCAGCCTCTCAGGCCATCTCCAGTACTGAATTCGAGCCATTACTGTGGCAAGGCGCAGATCCCACATTAAGCAATTTGCAGAAGGTTCGGCAACGTACTCACAGATGTTTAATACTTTGCGTGTCAAACGAGGTTTGTACTCAAGGACAGAGTCCCACAGGTCATAATATGTGCGCCTTTCCAATTGGTAGATGGACAAAGCAGGGCCGACTGGGAATTGCTTGATATATGTACCCATTCTAGACTCCGATGCACACGTAAATAGCAAGAGTCGTCTTGCTGCCGCGCTATTCATCTTTAGCGCATCTAGAGCGGGATCGATGATGAGTCTAAGAAGCTGGGTCGTGTTAATCATTGTTTTCCTATCATTCGAAATAATCGAAAATTATTAGCATATCGATCTGATTTGCTGGATAAGGATCAGCAAGAGTTACTGCTTCTACGGTCAGCGTATACGTAAGAACTCCCCCAGGAGTAGTTTGCATCATTGCGGCCTCACAAGTGGCCAAAGGCATAGCACCAACAGGAGGGACAGTAATATACCAATTGGTTATAACAACGGCTTTAACTTTTGCTGGATCCGCAGTATTGGGGATAATCCCATCAGTCCACGTGTTCACTGTTGCTGTATTAGTAACAGAGATGACTCCACCAGCTCCTCCACCTCCTTCGGTGTGTTCATAAACTCTATGCACACAGCCCCTAGATATTCTCTTGGTACCCCCCGTATCTACAACAGCGATAGTATTCTCAGCTACCCAACCTCTAGTCGCCAGCGTCGTATCTGAGAAACTTGTAGCCGGAACGGTTGGGCTCGGTGAGCCTTCAGCCCAAGAAAATGCGCCACCTGGAATATCTGTCCGCACCTCCACTGCCTTACTTTGGATATACGTAGCGAAATTAAGGTTTTCTTTCCCTAGAACTATATTTCTATCATATCCTCCACTCGCCGGAAGAGTGTACACCCATGTCGCAGCTGCTGATGAATCATCAGAAGTTAGTCCATTGCCACTCACGATTTTCCCTGTGGGTCCAGTATACTTGGCTTTAGTATCAAGAACAGTTTGCACATTTGAAGGCGTCGTAGTTTGCGTATCGAAGTAGCCTATCATAGTAGCGCCGGATCCCGTAGCATCGGCATTCTCTGCCAGTTCGGTTTCGAGTTCAGCTGCAGTTTTTCCGCCTGGATCTAGTGGAGCGTCTATTATATCTCCGGTTTCATCTTTAGCCCAAACTCTAGGAGTTTCGCCAGCTCCTGGAGTTGAAAGCTGAGGCAAGACAAGATCTTTTGAGGTTAGGTCACCCTCAACCAAAGACGGGATATTATACTTTGGAGTGATATTATCGCTATAATATTGAAGATCATTATCCAAGATAAAATTCACGTCGAATTTGTTGTTGAGATCGGCTGCAGTTAAAGGCGCACCGGGTGCAAAATTATCTGGCTCTGAGATTTCTATGTCTCTCACTATAGCTATAGTAGCTCCAACGATAGGCGGCGTTGTAAACGTAATGGAATAACTCGCAGTATCTCCTGAAGTTATAGCGTCAACGGAGTAAGTTGTATCATCCAGAAGTGTTCCATTAATGTAGACACGAATATCAGCTTGCTGAAAAATCCATTGAGGGATAAGTGTATAAGTAGCTGCACCGGTTGAGACGAATGAATAAACGGTTTGCGTTGCGGGAGTAGTAGGCATAATTTGCTCCTATTGTTGATTCTCTTGTTGAGAAAAGAAATGGTTCCAGACTGAGACGGCCATCCAGTTTCTCGAAAACGGTATATGATTTTTAGCTAGATGTTCTGTCTGCTGCAAAGCGGTTTTACGAAATGCGCGATTTTCGTCAAACATAAAATTGGTGGTATGTTGAGCTAACGAATTAAGATAGAGTAAAATTGAATTAGCATCCGAAATAGTAGGACCCATTTCATCTAAGATAGACGGGTGAGGAGAAGCAAAGGCGCCAATAATATCTCCTGCAATTCCTCCTGCTGGCAAAGTGGCTTTTGCAATATTTGCGCCAGCTCGTAATCTTTCTTTTGGATCATCTGAAAATATATCCAAAGTAAATGGTTTATTATCCATTTTGGCTTTAGCATACATTCCTATGATGCCTAATGCCGCAGTTCCTGTGACTATTTGTCCCAACTGGGCAAGCATTTCACCCTTGGTATCTGATCCTCTGATAGCACGCATTAAAACCCTATTATAGAATCCGACAGAATAAGACTTGTATTGCGTTAGCAAGTTGACTGCCATACCCCAAGGCGAAGATGCAATTATTCTTTTTTTATGGGAGTCAAGAAGATAATCGAATCCAGGAACACAATATTTATATTGATCGTGAAACATACTGATAGCTTTAATGAGTAGCTTCTGGCGTTGCTCGGCAATTTCATCTGATGTTTTAGCACCGGTTAAACCTGATATTTCTTTGTCCGACATCTCAGACCAAGCGTCTGGAACAAGATATTTTCCATGGCCTTCAATTTGAGTTTGATGTTGTCGCCAAAGATCCCATTCTTCGGGTGAATAATTATATGCCATTAACGTTTTCTGAGCAGCCTTAGGGAGGGATTTTAAATCTTTATCTGCAAAGTTTGAAAGATGTCGAGCTAATCCTATCTGGGCACCATTATTTATCCCTCTATCCCAAAATTTCAGCAAATTTAAAGTAAATTGTAGATTGTTTAACCTTGCCATTGCCCCAGTCAACCCATCTATTTTCGCTCCAAAGGCATTTGAAGAGCCTATGAACTGTTTGGAGACCACATGACAAAGATCTAGTACATCTTTTTGCTCTCTAGAGGTCCCAAAAGCGTTCATTAGACTGTCGATATTGGTTTTAAGCGCATCAATCCTTCCCATGCCCCAGCCATATCTCATTAATCCATATTGATTGGGCATATCAGTAAGAACTCGGTATATAGTCTGGCCCATATTTGTCAGATTATTAAAAACCTGAATGTTCTTGAAAAATGTACCGATCTTGCCATGATCCATACCATAAATTTTACCTGACGCATTTTGAAACATGTATTTCATGTCCCTGATTGATTTATTCGCAGCGGTAGTTCCTTTATGTGCTTCTTGGAGCTTGTCCGTCATATATTTAAAGTTTTCTTCGGCATCAGGCCCAAAGCGATCAATTAATGCTATTTTCATAGCGTTTCTCATAGTATCAGCTACGATCGTATCTAACAGAGATCCTCCACCATATTTAATCTGATAATTAACATATGAGGTACCATCCTTAATAAAGAGTTTCCTTTGCTTAGACGCAATGGACATTGCTAACGAAGATTTCCGGGGAGTGATAGATTTATCTAATGATGTGGTTTGTGTATTAATAATGTGATCCCAGACTTCATTTAATGCATCATCTATAGCTTTGGGGTCATTCGTATCAACATCAAGGAAGGATCGAGCAAGATCGAGAATTGGGAGAATAAATTTTTTCCACATATGTCTAGCTACAAACTGAGAATCAAATTTTTTAAGTTTAGAATTTTTTACTATAGCATCATATTCCCCTGATCCTTTCAGATTTCTAATTTCTTTGCTCAGTCCCGAAGGAGTAAGCATTTTTCCTGCATTATGGAATTGGTAAGCTATGCGCCCTTCTAGTTCGTTTATATCTACTGAAGATTGCCGCAGAAATTTAACCATACGAGCAGAATGTTTTGCTACTATTCTAGCTAACTTTCCAGTTCTGTCGTCAGAAAATTCTCCTTTCATAACTTGATCTGCCACAGCAGCCGATGTGTCTTGTTTCATCAAATCTGGAGTACCATTGATCTTCTCCAGATCTGTAATAAATGATTTTAGAAAAAGGCTTGCAGTAGCTTCAGCAGACGTTTTAATATCATCCTTGGTTCCTGTTCCTTCCCCAGTTTTCAGGTCTATTTCATGACCTCCTCCAACGAACAATTTTCTCATCACAGCCTTAGGGTTATACTTTTGTAGTTCTAGCATAACATCAATTGCATTTTTCGTTAAAATATTTTTCTGAACTCGTTTTTTGTAGTTTTCTACTAAAGTATTTAAATCATCCATTTTAACTTTAAATACTTTGAGCCTAGCTTCAGCTGGAGTTAATGAGGGATCGCCCTTCATTATTTTATCGCTCATAGCTCTGAGCTGTCTTTCTAGTTTATTGAGATCCGACTGTGTTAGCTCTCTCTGGGCTTCATATTCTGGATATACATAATTTCCATCGATGTCTTTCTTATTTATAAGGTTGTAAAGCTCTTTTGCACATTCGTTTTTCTTTGCCATTATTCATCCCCTACAATACATTTAATAGCTGCATTCAATAATTTAGTCTCATTTTTATCACCAGCTTTTAGAGCTTTAACGCTCTCTAATAGTTCGACATCCTCAGGGGTGAGCTTACCGCTCTCTTGGAGATCTTTTATTCTCTTTTCCATGGCAGATTCAAACTCTTCTTCAGCTGGTTTTACATTCCCGGGATCATCTTCGTTTAATTTCTGATCGATGATTTTACCTGAGTCGGGATGGCCAGTTGCTGAATTTTCTCCCTCCAGAGTGGCTGTGGCATTACTTACAAAAGTAGGTCGACCTGCTTCGCGAGAAGTGTTAAAGATTTCCTTCTTATTGTTTAATAAGGCAATGGAATCGTTAATTTTCGATAGTTGTAAAGCAGCTTTATTAAGCTGGGGCAAATAATCTGATTGAAACTTGTTGTCTGGAGGGTTAGCTATCAAATCTCTTAGATGCTCTTTTCTGGCGTTAAGATGAACAGAATTTACTGAATTTCCTCTTGGACTATTTTCTATTTCTTGAAGCTCCCCTTTATGTGTACCCATCTTTGATACAAATTCTTCGTCTTCGGGAGTGACTTCTGCAGGAGGTAAATCGGCTATTTCTGATACTCTTTTGGCTGCATTGGAATCATACAAGGCTGTTTTAATCATATCAGGAAGAAACGATAATTTTTTATAAACCTCTGGCGACCCCTCTTTGATGATGCCTAGGGTACCTTTCTCGTGATTTAGCTGTACAAGAGGTGTTAGAGCCAAGTTTTGAATATCTTCCTGGACGCCAGGATCGTCAGATATTTGATCAGCTAAGGATGACATATTTATCAGAACATCTCCTCTTTTCTGGATAAGCTTAGAAATAGTCTCATTGTCTCTCTCTTCACCGTTTTGCTCTTCATATTTAGAGTTATTTTCGTCTAATGCCGCGTCGACAGTAGCCACAGGGTTTACACGTGAATCAGCTTTAGCTTGCGCATTACCTTCGCCATTTATACCTTTTACATCATCTGATGATAATACGCCGCCTATACCACCTAATGCTCCTCCCCAAAGAGCCCAGCCACCCATTTGTCTGCCAATTTGTCCCACTGTAATATGGTTGGGAAGGATAGGATTGAATGCAGCTGCAGTTGTGCCAGCTAATAAAGCTGTGCCTGCTCCGGAGATAGCACCTTTTGCTGCACGCATAGCTATTTGACTTGCCCTACCAGCTTCACTTAGTGCTGCTAAGCCTTCTAATCCTTCTACGCCTGCATGAACTTTCGCTCCTATGCCTAAAGTAATTGGGTCGAGCATTCCACCAAGCAAGGATCCACCATCCTTAATGAGGTACTTGTTAGTAAAGCTGTCATCTGGCAAAGAAGCTATAGCATATTGAGCTTGTTTCTGTGCATCACCCCAGCTTTTAAGGTACTGAGAAGCTGCGTCAGGATCTTTATCTATATACCTCTCATCTAAGTATTTCATGCCGGCCCACGCATCATGCGTGATATTCCAAGGAGACATTACTCCTGCATAGATTGAGGCCTTCAAAGAAAACCAGCGATTAGGAATGTCCTGAGAAGGATTAATCTTGGACATTGCGGCTTGAGTTGCTGACGGAGATTGTGTTATTAATGTGCTCGCAGGTAAAGAATTGTAGTTTGTATTGTCCACATCAATAGTAGGCAGCCAATCTGATTGATCTTCGTTTTCTGGTGAGGAAATAATTGGCTCTTTCATTAAATGAATCCTGCAATCAAATCTGTAATAAAATCATTTCTAATAGAGGGCAGAGAACTATTGGAAGATTGAGCTAGATGAACCTTTGTTGGATCAACCGAATCTTCCCAGCTAAAACCTGCCATTTGCCCATTTTTCATCATTACTGGATGACCTACAGAGTCAACTAGTATAAGGCCTCTTCCATCAGGGGATGGTACAAACCTACCACTTTGTATGGCAATTTTAGTCATTGATAAATGAATAGTTTTCTCATTTTTATTTTCTATATGTTTGGTGTAATAATCTGTATTGAGGTTTTTCAAAGCCATTGATTTGGTGTAATCCATAAGAGAAGTAATATTAGGCATACTGAGTTTTATGCCGTGAGGATAGGATTTAGTTGTAATGGATACAGGAACTCGTAGACTTAGGTTCTGGTATTTTGATGATAGAAAATCTTGGACAACTTTAGTACCGTAAGTTTGCAAGCCAGACTTAAAAGAAACCCCTCCCTGCATGCTTCTGTACATAACTTCTTTTGCTATTTGAGTTTCTAGGCTGTTCATTAATGTATTTGAAGTTGCTTGAGGGGTAAAGACGTTAGAGTAGGAAGTCCTTAAGTTCGCAAGTTTGTCCATTAAACTTGAATTAGAGATAAACATGTTTGTCATCGATTTAAGTGACTTTACTCCAGTTATTTCCATAGCGGTTTTCATGTTTTTAGGATCATTGAAATAGTCAGCATGATCGATTAAAGCTTTATCACTTGGCATAGAAAACCAGAAAACTTTAGGCGATAACTTAGCTTGAATTAAATTAGCTTCCCAGATATAAGCATGAGGGGCATCATTTCTCATAATGTTTGAGTACAGCTGTTTAGCCACGTGTAGATCGGAAGTATTCATAATGTGAACCATATTTGCTAAATCAGCATTAGTCGTCATCTTTGGATACAAGCCATTAGCTTTTTCTTGCTGTACTAGAAAGTCTCCTTTCTTTTGAATTGCAGCTAAAACCTCAGGTGAGAATGGTGTATTATCCATTAATACTGCTGAGTTATTGACAATTCCATTAAATACAGCCTGGTGTTGCTCTCTTTGAGAAACAGTCGATCCGGGAATATGATCTTGGATAGACTGAATGTAATCTATTGCATTTTTGCCTTTAATAATAAATGCAGCAGGATCATGATGAGCAGCTTGCTGAAGCTCTGAAATTTTAGCTAAGGTAAATTGATGCGCTTTATCTAGAGTCGCTTGTGGAATGGTTCGCTCAGGATTCTGACCATAAGAAGGATTGGTGAGCAAGTTTTGGCGCAAGATATTTAAAGACTGCATCGTTGGGGCAGAATTCATCAAGCTTCTGCTAACTTGTCCAGCATATACGCTTTCTTTATACTTAACTTTCTGTTCTGTAGTTCCAAAAGGAGCTAATTTAGACCATATCGAATTTATCTTGGTTTGGTTGCCGGTATAACCCAAAACCACACCTTGTGAAGCATCAGATAAGACGGAAGCATTTTGAGACCTTTGAATCGTCATAAACGATTTAACTTGACCATCTAAGTAATTGGCTATTCTTTGTTTGCCCTCTATATTATTATCTAAACCAGAGTTCCTGTAGTTTTCACCGTAGTTCTCTATATTTTTAATATAGGCTGCATTTTCTTGTGGCGTCGATTTAGAAGCAAAAAGATTATAATTAGAAATATAATAATCTAGTTTTCCTTTTTGTAGAGCGAGAGCTGTTCTATATTTAGAGTTAGCAATACGGTTTGCATATACTTCTGGTCTAATATCTCCCTGGGCTAATAATTGCTTATTTGCTATTCGTGATTGTACTTGCGCATGAGCAAATGCTTCTCCAAGAGCGGAGTTTTTTTGTGCAGCTTGTTGTTCAGCGGAGGTGCCCTTAGTTGACCCAACTGGAGAATTTGCATAAGCATAAGCAGCATTTTCAACTAAACTATCGGCAGAATCAGCATTTACTAACGCTGCTGCAGAAGAAGTTGCACGTTGTTGTAACGCTACCTTTTCTGCAATCCGTGGCATGTAAATGGCTTGGGCATGTTGATAATTTTGCTGAATCCAAGACTGAACTTCAGGAGATTTACCAATCATTAATTGCTTGGTATAGCTATCCATTTGTCCTTGTAGGTCTGCAATAGAACCATTTTTTGAGGTATTTATGGGCTTATTTATTACTCCCATATACATTTTGGTATAAGCCATACCCATATCATTGGTCGTAAAATTTCGGGCAACAGTTTGGCCGGAAAGATTATAATCACGGCCAGCTTGTGTCAGATCGGTTGCAGGCTTCCAGTTCTCGCCTTGTTTCTCCGCATCTTGCCGCCCTTTCACGGTAGCTATCTTGTCTGTTATATTATTTGAAAGCGTATCTAAAGTATTAGCAAAGGTCTGGTCTAATTTGCCTTCATAGAGTTTAGACTGCGCTCCCGACATATCGGGTTGAACTTCCTCAATTGGTACGCTCTGATTATATTTTGGAAAACTTCTGCTCATTAGTATTACTCCCAAAACTTCGATTGATAATTAGATGCCCAGTCAGAATAAGAAATCTTCGGATCATCCAATTTGTGGTCGTCTTCGTCTTGCCAAGAGTAATTGTCTGGTTCATCTGATGACGGTGATTTACTGCCGTATTTCCCCGCTAAAGATCCCATATTAAAAAGAGAACTACCGGCACTTTCAATTCCATGCGCCCAATCAGCAGATTTTTCAGATGAGAGATCTGATCTAGCAGCATCCATTCTGGAATTGAGATCGTCTTCTGTAATCTGCAGATTCATATTAGCTACCTGCGTATCTCGGGCAAAATTGTTGTAGGAAGCTTCTTCTAATGCTCGAAATGATCCACTGCTCAATGCCATGCCATGGGCCGCAGCTATAACTTTCTGTTGAGCCATGACTGACTGAATCTGGTTGTCTCTCACAATTTGCTGTTGAGCGGCTTTAGCTCTTGCACTATCTTCGTTAATTCGAAGCTGTTGC